AGCCATTTCATCTTCATTATCAAGCATCCAGTCAAGAGCTTCTTCTACTTGTTTTTCTGTTATCATTATGCGTTACCCTTTGTATCAATAAAATTTATGTCACCTTGTTCAGCTAACTCTTCTTTGCTTGGTAACATAGCACCAGTCAAATCATCAAACGTAACTCCATCTTTTATAAGCTGATCCCACATATCTAATTTGTATTGCCAGATTATTGAGTTAATTTTTTTTATAATTGATTCACACTCTTCAATGTCTTGCTGATTTCCTTTTTTTCCTAAAAATGGAATTAGGTGTAGTTTTTGTACAGAGAAATCATATTTTTCATATTTGTAATGTTCTTTTCTCATTTTTAAATTAAGATTAAAAGCATCAGTTTCTTGATACAATACATCTATAATTTGTTTCATATAATTTTTTTTCATAAATCCTCTATATATCCATCACCAATTAAATATCGTTTACCACAACGATATACTGGTTCTTGTTTGTTACCTAATAGTTCTCTGAAATACTCAACCCAGTTATTACCAGTTCTTTTTTCCATCATTAGTCCAATATATTCTGCTTCACGTTTGTTTAGCAATACCTTTTCTAACTCTGGTTCTTCTCTTGGTATGGGTGTGATGTTGTCAATGTAGCTATCGTGAAATGTTTCCAGTTCACCATAAGGTATTCTATACAGTTTAACCCTTGGATCTTTCTTCAATGGTTCTAATGGAAACTTTTTTGCAAAGTCTAATGTGCAATACTTGAATGAATCCCATAACTTTGATCCATTCTTTTTTCGGTAATCACAATAGACATGAACCACATCTACGTTTTTAAATAGGTAATCCCCCAGTCCGACAACCCAGTTGCCGTTTTGCCACTGAGGGAATTTTAAATGAAAGTCTCTACTCTTCATTCTTTTCTTGTGTTTTGTCTAAGCGTTCTGACAAATCTTTAAACTTGTCAACTTTCGCTAACATTTCTAAAAGCTCAATCTCAAGCTCTTGTCGTGTCTTAGAACTGTCCGTTGTATGGCTCATCGTCTACTCCTTTTTCTTTGTTGTTAAAATATTCTAATGCAGCATCACAATAAGTTTTTATCTCATCTGGTGTTTTGCCAGATGTAATACCCCTGGTCCAGATACCTATTGTAAGCATACCTTGTTCTCTTGTCATGCCTTGAGATAGTGGTTCTCTTGTTGGCTCGCTACGAGCTGTATTTGTCTGTGCTGGTACACTTGGTTTTGCTTCATCACCCATGCGAGTGATGATTGCGTTTTTTATGTATGGTTGTCCTGCGTTTTTCCCAGACTTATGTATTGCTGTTTCACCTTTAACATCAACAAGCACAACTGCATTTGGATCAGATAATTGACTATTAAAACTGGTCAAGTCTTGATTAGAGTATGCTCTATGATCTTTATCATCAGAGTCATTAATTATGGCATACCAATTTGGTTTACCATCTTTTGAGTAATCCATAACTTTTTTAAGATTACCCATAACTTCATAGTTAGACATTTTTTTTCTCCTTTAATTTTATGAGTTCTTCGCTAGGATCATATTTCTTTAATAGTTTCCAATATGTCAACAAACTATTAAACATGGCAAGATGCCTTGTATGAGTGTCAGGATCCCAAACATGACTGACAATCAATTCTGTATTTAAACGATCAATAAACAATGAAACTCTTGTAGGATTATCTACACCTACACCCTGTGAGTAAGATGATAATTGCATACCATGTTCATCAAACACTAACTTAGAACCAGTTTTACCTTCAAGATTATCTTTTGTTTTAAAGTCTACAAAGATACCATTCTTGGAATACAAATCTATTTTACCACCATACCCAGACGTATGACAGAAAGATCCTTCAGCAATCCATTCTTCATTGGGAAACATATCATCTAATATTTTTCGTACAGCAAGATATGGTTTAGTATTTTGACCTTTAAAACCTCTTTCAATATCTGCGTGAATAATTGTGCCTAGTTCGGCAGCTTTCATACCTTGTTCTTTTGAGTCTAATTTAACTCTGTTAAGAAAGTCATAATCACTTTCACCTTCTAATCTTTGAAGTGTTAGAGCTGCATTAATACCTTGATCTATCATCCAATTGACTAGCCCAGGTTTGGCAGCTATTCCCAAGATACCAGTAACAGAAGGTACTAGAATTAGTTTTTTTGCATCTCTTAATGTGGTGTTACGTTCTTTGCCATTCTTACCGATTAAGGTATATTTAGCATTACCTTTATGATCGTACCAATGACCAGACTCAGATAAATGATCTGTTTTCGTATTGCTCATTCTTTACTCCTATTATATAATATAATATAATCTTAAACATATTTAGATATTTTTAAATCACGTTATATAATATAATATAATGGCTTACAAAAAAGGTTGTCAAGAAAAAAGTTATGCACAAAAAATTAACAGAGGCTTTGCAAGGTATTGCTAAGAAAAAATCACTTACCTACAATCTAGCAATAGACCGAAAAAGGCAACATTGGACACAGAAATTGATAGATACCGCAGAAAGACGGATGTCCCCTGAAAAATTTAAAGTTTGGATAGAGAATTTTGAACGAGACCTTAAAAAACGAAGATAGGCGAGAAGTCGAGTTTATTGGCAACCCAAAAAGGGACCTGCTGATGGCTAAAAATATTCGAGAAAGTGAAATCGAATACCTATCTGCAAAAAGAGTTATAAACCATTTTGAGTTAGAAGTTGCAAACAAGTATAGAAAAATATACGAGACAACAGAATTAAAGGCGACAGGTGATAATCTTTCTATGATTAAATATGGTTGTCGCATTGATGGAGGTGCTGATAGCACTAGCTCTGTTGATAATCGTTTAAAAGCAATCAATAAATTAAATTACATACACCGAGTTATCGGACAAAACTATGCTGATTTAATGCAGCACATTGTCGGTCAAGGGTTTACCATCAAACAATACTCCATGTTATCAAAAACAAAACCTAGGAAAGTATCTCGATTATTAAGAGAGGCTTTACACTTTACAGCTGAACCATTAGGACTGACAAAAACTAGGCATACAATTCGTGCCTAAAAAAAAACGAATAGACTATTCAAAGTTTGCACTAGCAAAAACACAACCAGTTAGATCACCAAAGTTTTTAGAATATGTGAGAACTTTTCCTTGCTCTGAATGTAGGACCACCGAGGACATACAAGCTCATCACCTTACAATCATTAAAGGCAACGGAGGTATGTCAAGAAAGACAGACGATAATTGGTGTGTACCTTTGTGTGGAATTTGTCATCATTACTTACATTGGTACGGGGAACAACCTTACTGGGATGCTAGAGAATTAGAACCTAAGATTTACGCAGCTTTGTTGTGGAATGATTTTAATAAAAAACAACCCTAGCCATTACAAGGGAGTAAAAATGAATTTGACTAGGGTCGCTATTTAGTCCGAAAAGGATTATTAGATATAACGAAATCTTCGGATTAACTAACTAAACATCTCTAAGATACATTTTTCATAATAAAAATCAATACAAAATGATAAAATTAGTTGTCGATAACAAGGCAGGTAATTGTGTTGCCTGTGGTAAAGGGGTATATCGAGGTCCTGATCTCTTTTGCTCCCCATTTAGACCAATTGCATACTTCCATAAGTCTTGTTTCAAAGAATTACTTAAAAAACACCCACTAAACAAAGAAAATATTTAGTTAGGGGTATTGCTAGAATGACACTTAACATATACATTCCTTTACAATGGCAAAAAATGTCTAAAATCATCAAATTTTCCCATATTTCTAGTGATGCAACTGATTCTGATATTTTTTTGGATACAGTAGACATCAAAGAACTAACTGACGTACTCTATAAATCAGAAGAATTAGAAGGATTAGGTGTCAAAGGTATAAAATTAGCTCGTGCTATGGCTTCAGTAGTTATAGCAAATCAATATTTAGACCTCGTTGCAGCTGAAACCATTGAGGGAATTGACATTACACATCATGGCAAAGAGTTCGAAACAGTCCATTAAATTAGATGGTCAAAAAGTATCATTAAACTTTATTGACGTTGATATTTCAGTTTGTAAACCAGACTTTGCCAATTCCAATATGTGTGAGGAATATGGTCAATATCATAGACGCAAAAACCTTATAGAAATACAAAGCAATCTATCCAACATAGATGAAAGTAATACAATCATCCATGAATTGATGCACTTAATAGCTTACGCAAGCGGTGAAGTCACCGCAGGAGCATTGACAGATGAAACAGTAGAAGAAAGAGTTGTAAATAATTTTGCTAACTTACTAATCTTAATGTTCCGTCAAAATCCTTGGTTGCTTCATTACCTGCAAGATAAATTGATTGACAGCGAGTAGAACAACAAATCATTTCCTTGAATTGAAAATTATAATAGTAATTCCAATCTTGATTTGTTTTTGCGTTAAATATTCTTTTACAAACATCACACTTTAAATCAAATTGTTTACTTGCCATATATCTCAATCAGTTTTTTCTTAGCACCCTCGATTGTAAACAAATCTTCTCGAAGTAGTTTTCGTATCGTAGACAATATTTTTAAATCTTCTTGTCTGTAATATCTTCTATTCGAGGATTGCATTGGTTTTAACAATTCAAATTCACGTTCCCAAAATCTTAAAACGTGTTGTGGCTCTTCATATTTTTTTGAAACCTCACTTATTGTATAAAATATCTTTTCCATTACATTTTACTTTCATTAATAGTTTGTAGATTAATTTTGGACCTGATAATAATTTCTTTAACAGAATAAAAATACTTAATTAACTGTTGTGAACTTCCACCATGGTCAAGGTTGTTCTCGACTTGTTGCGTTATTTCTGCAATTTGTCTTAATGCTTCCTTAGTTTGTTCTGTCATATTCTTCCCCTTCTATATAAAAGTTATTAATATTTAATGGTTTAGACCTGTGATCGAGTTTATTTAAAATCACAACACAGATATTTGCCAACCAATAAAGATTTTTATCAAACGATACTATTATATTTTTGTGTACCCGACTTCTAATATAGGAACTACTTGGCTTTGGAAACTCAATTATTGTATCTTTAACAGTTTCAGTATCGCCTATTGTATCGTAATTGCTATCTATTTCGTGCATTTAGTCCTCCATTTCTATTTCAAAAAAAGATATTAAAGCTGATGATTGATCTCGCAATACTTGGATTTCACTTTCGCACCATCCAAGCCTAACATAGTTATAGTTTATAATTGCAATATAAGATAATAGTGCAATTATTATTATTCTAAATATATTATTCATATTTAC